CCAAAGAAAATATCGTCATTAATCTATATATAGATTAATTTTCATTGCTCAATTTACATTCCATATTATTTTAAAATATTCCATACTACCATAAAAAAATAAAAGTCTTCTCATTAGAACCATGATATTTTGCGTAGTTATTCATATTCTAAAATTATCATGGTAGTTGGAATGAGTAAGAATTTAGGAGCAAATGCGCAAGAATATAAAAAAAACATTCTAATACTATAATAATGTTTAAATGTTCAATATGTAAAAAAACCTTCGACCGTAAATTCAATTATGACCGACACATTACAAGTAAGCACAATTGTGTGTATAAAGAAGAAGATGATGACCCAAATGAGGATGAAACAAACAGAGTAAATCTTCTGGAATGCGAACACTGTAAAAAGACGTATTCCACAAAATTCAATCTCAATAAACACATCAAGAAATGTAGTGTTTTATCAAAAAAGAATGAAGTCATTGAGCAAAAGGAGGCCCTCTATAAAGAGAGAATTTCCCATTTGGAGAATCAAGTCCTTGAACTTACAAAGAAAATCGGGAACACATATAGCTATCAAATTAATCAACATTTGGACCAAAGTGTCCATCAGCAAAATATACAGATTAACGCATACGGCCACGAAAATCTCAATTATATAACACCAAACCAAATTGAGAAGCTAATAAGCCACCCTTCGACGTGTCTTCCCGAATTCATTAAAATGGTCCATTACCACGAGGAACATCCCGAAAATCATAATGTCGTAAATATCAAGGAGAACATTATTAAAACTCTAAAAGGTAAAAATAACTGGAAGATGTTGGACTTTGAAAGCTTCGTCGAGAAATTTGCTATCGAAAAATACGACCAGTTATGCGATTTATACAATTCCGATGAAATCAATATTGATGATGTTATCCGTGAGAAATTTGAGGGATGGGCCGACCAATTCGATTATATGGAGTCGAACACCCGCAAAAAAGCGGAAGAGGACGCAAAATTAGCGATTATTCTCGGTAGCCAGTGGTTAAGCGAGAAGAAAATAACGAAAAGGGGTCTCAAAAGAATTCTCGACGGAGAAATGATGCTTCCAGAAGAAGATATGGAAGAAATTGAACGAATCAAGAAGATGGTCGGTTGGGGAATAAGCTCGAAGAGTAAAATAAAGAATTAGATAGATTGCGACTGCTTACAATATTGGGCGATTCCTTGGAGAAGTGAGTCCGCCAAATCATCCTTCTTCGGATGCGACAAAAAAAACCGCTTCCACTCATCCATCTCATCTAATACACAACTAACAATAAAAATAGAATCATTCTTTCTCTTTTTATATGCTTTGTATTCGGAGAGCGGTTCCTCCTTTTGCTCAGAAACCGGTTCCTGACTTGAAATCTTCTTATTCTTCTTCAAAATGTCCTCTACGATGCTCGTCGGATTGAGCTTTTTCGTGGCAGAAAAGAAGGCAACCTGATTCAAATCACGCAAACGCCCATTTTTACCCCCGATGAAGAAAAAGCTATAAATGAACATTTGGATTGACTTCATTCGCGGGTTCTTCAAGGCCGGTTGATTCTCAATGACGACCTCAATGACATCCTCAATTTTTATAGCATTCAGACCATCATACAGATTCGTATATAACTTAGTATCATCACTCTTCATATAATCGCATATTTTCGTCAATTGCTCTGTCGTCTTCTTCGCGCATTTATTACAATAGCCGAATATACGAATCATAGACTCGCTTATTTTTGTATGGAATTTGCGGGATTTCTCACCACAGGCGCAACTCAAATCCCGCAACTCATACGGGAAATATTCTGCTGTTGTCTTGTCGCAATTCTTTGAATGGATGCGACAGAGCTCTTTTCTGACGCCGTCTTTTATTATCCACGAGTTCGAGCAATTTCCACAAACGGCGCCACTCCGGACTTCCGCCATACAGCGCTTTTCATTGTGGTCTGGAATCCACGGGTCCGACTTCAAATTAATGAGTCCCCACTCCTCAATTTGGATGATTTTTTTCGTCTCTTTTGAGAACTCGATTTTACAGTAGGCGAGATTCTTTATACCGACATCGAAAGATAAGACTTTGTAAGAAGAGGAATCGTCATTCATATATTATTATAACGACTATTTTTTAACTTAAAAAAACGCGAATAATTATAAATATAATATGTCAAATTATTATTTCAGGAGGGCATCTGACCTTAAAACTGACCAATTAGTCGATATTGTTATGGATATCGATAATGGCCACTATGATGAAATTGTTGATGAAAAGGACTGGTATGATAAAATTCATAGATTTCGGACTGAAATAATTGAGGTATTGCTAAAAAGGTATCAGGCCCACTATTTGTATAATAGCCAGTCCGACAAGGAACTAAATCGCGCTTACAGAATGTATTTGCGCCATTATTTGTAAAAATTGATTTAAAATTATTTGTGGATTTAGATGATATAAAAATGAGCAGCCCAACTGGACTAAGAAGACAAGAAGAACTCGTTTATGGAGAAAAACAACTCAATTTTCCACCAAGCAACTTGATAATGTGGGCCAAAATATACCCAAAAAATGAAAAAACATGGGCGAATCGCATTGGTTTAACAAGAAACGAAATCACGCTTTCTGGATTGATGGTCAAACAGGCGTATGAAGGAGTTGAAGCTATCGCACAAGAACAAAATGTTCCCGTAGAACGGATATGGGAAGAACTTTCAAAATATAAACCTAAAAATGGGTTCATGTTCGATTCCGAAATCGAGTCTCCTTATCGAAAATTAGACAAATATACTACATTAGCGGATAGCGGTTCAACTTACGCAGGAATTATGAGAACAATCCAGTGGATTTCACAAAATGGTGTAGATTCCAAATATATCAAGGATGATGAAAAAAATTTCATATCCAAATTGTTCGAGAATGATGATTCCGTCAAAATGACAATTGTTTCAATTGTTTATTTCGCATTTATTGGAAAAATTGTGTATGATGAATATTCCAAGTGAATTCCCAAGTAAAAATTGAATTTTTAAAATTATAAAAATTAAATATGTAAAATATCTAAAATGGTTAAAGTATCAATCAAAAAACAAACTTCATCAAGAACAGCTTCCAAGCCGGAAGATGACATTTTGAGCAGATTATCATCTTTGAAAATGTCAGTAGGAAGTGGCGCAGTTATTTACGCTCGTGAGAGCGACATAATGAAGCACAGTCTCGATGACCAAATTCAGAAAGACAAAAAATATGCGAAGGACAATGGTTTCAATGTTGTATCTGTTATCAGAGAAACTCGCTCTGGTGAGGACATCTTAAAACAGACGCAACTTATGAATGCGCTTCTTGAAAACAAGGATACCCATTTCATTTTTTCACACACGGACCGGATTACACGCGACTTCCAAGGTTTTTGCTCACATTTCATCGATTGTTGTAATGCGAATCGAAATACGATTCATATTGTTAATGAGGAATTGGTTTCATCTATTCCACTACATTTCAAGAAGATTGTTTGTGGGATTATTGATGCGGAAGAGGAGAGGAAAACAATCAGTCGTCGCATCAAGTCGTCAATCGCTTTCAGAAAAAGAAATGGTATTTACAAGCCATCCATCCCCAAATTTGGGAGGATGTATTCTCGCGACCGAGAGGGAAGAATCACAAAAGTGGTTCAGCGTGAGGAAGAAGTGGATACTATTCGATTAGTAAATTTGATGTATTACGGAGGAACTTGTGATGAGATTGAGAAACTTCTTATCAAAATCACGAAAAATCCGAGACACCGTTTATACGATATGAATGATGAAGACAAAGAAATTCGCGAGGTCAAACACGGGAATTTTTCATCAAGAACAATTGCTGAATTTCTCAATTATATCAAGCTTTACAAGAGAAATCGCGAATGGTCGAGCGCATCTGTTTTGAGTTGTTTGGAGTAATAACTACTTCGCTATTTTAGGATAAAAAATATTTATAAATGAAAAACGTCAGCAATAAATTTTTTATAAGTATCTTTTATTTTTCGAACATCATCGGCTTTCTTTTTTTGAAAAAAAGAAACCTGTATCCCTCCAAAACGACCCATCTTCTTCATTTTGGGCGCGTGTTTCTCAATAAAACACCAATAAAGCGAATCCCATATATCGCACCATTCCCCCTTTTTATAATCACTCTTCCTAACCATTTCATAATTTGATGAAGAAATATACGCCTTCGTAGTTGTTAGCCCCCCATCAGAATACAGCGCCATTGAATAGACGTTGTTTATCATTACCCAATCATATGAATCAACGGCGAATTCCATGAACCACGCATACACGTCATCAGGATGTATCCCCATCAAATTCATCAAATTTCCAATAATCATAAGCCTCTCGATATGATGGAGATATCCGGTATCGAACGCCTTTTTAATAGTCGAGTCCAATATAGATAAACCGACGGCCCCATCATAAAAGCGCCGGTTCAACCTATTTTCCGCCTTAAAATAGTTAGTTGTTGTCATTTCTTTGTATATATGGATGTAAGTATAACGGCTAAACTCACGCCAACCGATGACCTGCCGGATAAACCCCTCGATATTATTAATGGCGACCCCCTTCCCTTTTTCTAAAATCCTCTGGATGACATATTTCGGGTCGAGTAGCCCAATATTCAGAGATGAGCTTATCCCCGAGTGGAAAAGGAAAGCATTTTTATATTTGGGGTCCGGCTCCACAATGGCGTCTTCATAGGTCCCAAAACTCTTCAATCGCTCATTTATAAAGGCGTCCAACCACTTCTTAGCATCGGTGAATGTCATCGGACACCAAAAATCATCGCATGTCCCATAATTCCGCGGGAATTCCTTCTCAACTATCGCAACCGCCCTTTTAATATAGTCAGTCTCCTTAGGGAAAACAACCTCCGGAATCTTTGTCCCTTTTGGTATCGGTTTGCGATTTTCTCCATCATACGATAATTTACTATCCGGTAGAATATGTAGGCGGTCCCTCTGCCACTTGTAGAAGCTCGTTTGAAAAAAAGGCTTCTTCATCTTTTTTACTGATGCGTAATATTCTCGCAATTCGGCCTCCGATGTAATAAAATTCGGGGTTTCCACGACCTCAAATTCCCTCTTATTTTTCTTACAGTGAGTCTCAATCTGATTTAATAGGAAATGGTCGACTGGGTTGTAAAAAGCGATATCGCCGCGATCGATATCTTTTACAAAATCAAATGCGCCCCGATTCTTCTCTGGGATAGACGCAATTTTTATGTGGTTTATTGACTTTTTCAATGATTTTGTGAGATAATCGCGGTAATACATCATTGATGCCAAATGAAGAACGAGCTTCTTTTTATTGAATATGAGCTTCTTTTCGCGATAACCAAAAAATACAGGATGTTCAATTAAATATATATTTTTGTATTTTTTTAATAATGCTATATCTTCGAATAACTGATGTGGAAATATAATAAAATTGGTCATTATCTTATTATAAGAAATTTAGATTTCTAATATGTGTTGAAATAATATAAATTCAAATAAGAAAAACTCGTTCATAATTGATAAAAATTTATTTGAATTATTTTTCAAATGATTTGGTAAATTTTGGCGAAGATGCGTTCTAAAACTGTAATTTCGCAATATATTTTGCGAAGTTTTTCGATTATTATTAATTTTATTATGAGATTTATCATTTACTCTGCGCATCCGCGATTCTCTTGAAATTGTTCCACGAAGCTTATTATTTGAATTACCGACATACCTATTTTTTCTTGGAAGTGTTTCTAATAAGTGAGGTTCTAAATGTAATATTGAGACCTTTTCATTCTTATACATATCAAATAAATTTTTCCCAAGTATTTTAGATACTTCTTTTATAAAATTATTATATAAAATGATAAAATGATGTTTTACATCTTCTGGTATTTCAAGTGAAAGAATATATTTTTTTAGTTTTGAACCATCATGTAATTGTAAATGAATATTGAATAATAATAAACGTAATTTATTTCGTTTTTCAAAAGAATAAAAAGGACTACTCAATAAATTGAAAAAATAAGTATATGTAAATAATAAATAATCATTGATACAATTCAAATAGAAATCATTAGGTGATAATTCACTACCAAATTTTGAATGAGCAAAATCTATAAAATACGTTCTTCCATCTTTCAATAAAATATTACCAACATGTAAATCACAATGACAAATACCATTTCTATGAAATAATAATATATTTTGAAATAATACTTCAAATAGCCATGGAATTTCTAATAATTTATACGGATTTTTCTGTAATATATCATATAATGAATCTCCGCATTTTTCCAATACAATAATTTTGTCATCGCAATATACGAAACATGTGATTTCTTGTAATTCAGAAATTCGGTTGATATATTTATACATTTCGCATTCATTTTTTATTTTTATTTTTTTATCCGTTTTATATATATGTCTTTTTGATGAAAATAATGTCGATGTATTACCACGTTTTTTTCTGTTTAAATTATTATTAAATTTTTCTCGAATTTCTTCAATATAAGCTGATATATTATTTACATTATTTGATTGATTTGAAAAAAGTTGAATATTCGATGGTTTTTTAGTAGTATAACGTAGTTTTTTAGTATCCATTATAATAAAATTGATTTTATTTTATTGTATATTATAAATAAATAAATGACATCACTCTCCAAATACGATGAAATCCTTCTAAATCATCGCAAGACGATGATTCCGCAAATAGAACCGTATATTACAAATATCGCATCCACCGATTTTTTCAGTGGTTTTGAATCCCTTATTGAGAAAAGCCCAGAAAATATCCTCGATTTTTTTAAAGAAAATAAACACAAACTCAACATTCCACAGTTGGATAATTATAACAATTACGAGGTCATTTACAGAAATAATACGGCAGCCGACAGATACGAAATGAAATGGCACTACGATAATAAGAAACTTATAAAACACAAAATATCCGATTTACAAAAAATACACAGCATTCAAATTGTTCATATGGACGATAAATATATTTACGGATTATATACAAA